ACCTGTTAGACCAAATGTAACTGAAGTTGTCGTACCTGACGTAAACGTACGAGCGATTGCGGAACGCACTACAGGAGGTGCAGGAGGAGCTGCAGGAGTGTGGAGTCCTCGGATCATTTTTTATATATGAGGATAGTTTTTAAGGGAATCCTACTAGGTGAGCACCGATACCGAAACCGGAACCACTGCGAGCAGATGCACCTACGCTGGGAGCATAAACATCAAGAATAGCAAACGTGGCCACCGCAACAAGTGCAATCATTCCAATTTCAGAAAGCTTCATCACTTTACCAGGTAGCATAAACGCAGCAATAGCTACGGCGAGACCTTCAAGTAGATATTTTACCGCGCGGCTTACTAGATCGCCCATGTCAATACCCATTCCCTGAGCTTGTTTCTGTTCAGGCATTTTATAGAGTTTATGAGAGAAAATATTCGGTTAAAGTAGATATGCGCAAGACTTTTCGCATCGTTATCGATGAAGACGTCTCAAAAAAATATTTTATTCGTAACCCCGATCAAATATCCATTGCAATTACAGCTTATTTAAATGATCCCGACGGTTGGGCAACGCATGGGTATTTTTTTGACCCCGTGGAAGACCATGAAGATATTCTAATTCGGCTATCATCACCACGAACAGTTACAAAAATGTGCGGATTGCCCTCTGGATTATCATGTGCTGAACTCGGCGGCCATAATATGTATTTGAATGCAGATCGTTGGTTTCGCGGTTCAATAAAAAGTGGACAAGGTGTTGAAAATTATAGACAATATTTGGTATCTCACGAGGTCGGGCATATTCTGGGACACGAACATAAAAAGTGTCCATGTTCAGGTTGTAAAGCACCCATTATGATGCAACAGACACTTGGACTTAATAAATGCGTTCCAAATATAAAAGTTCGCACTAATAACAAATGAGCTTAGTTCAGACGACACTGACAACGACCGCCCTTATATGGGCGATTGGAACATACATAATGCAAATGTATGGCGGATACACTGCTCAACAGGCTAATATTCACGATGGCTCTGGTCAAGCCGGTCGTGAAGTTGATGCGGGATATGTAGTAGGAGGAACGTCCATGAATGTGGTTCTGACGCTATATCTATTATATTACATTTATGGTGTTCGCTATGAGAAGCACGGTGATGTATTTAAATTAATAGGAACATTGATTCTATTGGTGGGACTAGTTCTTGATATTTTTCTGTCTATATATGTTGTACAGCTAACAGCGGCAACTAAGGATAATCAAGTATGGGAAGCCTATGGATGGATGTATGGCGTTGGTACTGTGAATTTCCTTGTTCGCTTATTTTTGATCATACAGTTTCAATGCTCTGATGTTCTAGCCCGCAGAGTTCTAAAGCCAGGCTCCAGTATGGTGGACCAAGTAAGAAAAACAATTCTTCCGGGAAATACTGGTCCCCAGCAAGGTCAACGTCCTGACCGAGGCCCGAATCCGTTCGTAAAGAGTGAAGAAGGTGGTCGCCGTAGACGTCGTCGTTAAAAAACTATTTTCATAGTTGATTGCCTAATATAAACAAATGCCAGTCGAGACTCTCCCCAAAAAGGAGGACGATGGGTCTACGATTGATTATCTCGACGAAGATCCTGAAATCCCTACCCAGCGTTATTGTGTTATTTCGTTTCTGAGCCCGGAGAAAATTATCAAGCAGAAGGCCGAATTTTTTAATGAAAAGTTTATCGAGTTTATGGATTACGACTGGAAAGTGAAGGGTATGGAGCACCTCATGGCATTTATTGCAAAGAAGTATTCACTCAAAATCGAGGATCTCTTTGCTGATATGGCTGAGTTTACCAAAGTTCACAATGACGAAGTAAAGAAGACAGATGTTCACGAACAGTACCAGGTATTCCTTCTAAAGCACGAGAAGGATCTCGAGACCGAGTTCACAGAGAAGGTCGAGTTCCGTACCAATGTTCGTGGCGTAAAGGTTCGTCGCACATTTGCTAACCTCGAGGAGTGCCAGCAGTACGCTAAGGTTCTTCAGCGCCGTTATCCCAAGGATAGCTTGTACGTTGGTAAGGTCGGCTGTTGGCTACCGTGGGATCCCTCTGAGCACCTCATGCCCGAAGTTGAGTACGCTGAGCAGGAACTTAACGAGATGATGCGTAAGTACAAGGAGAACGAGGTTAATCGCGAAATCTTTTTCGAAGAGGAGAAGACACAGAAGATTGAAAAGCAAAAGAAGGAGAACGATGAGCGCCGCAAGAAGGCTCTGGCAGATGCCAAGAAGGACGCCGGTCTTGTAGAAACGGATGAGCTATCTCAAGCTATCTCTCGCCCCGTTCATCCGACGGAAGGCGCCCTTCGTGATTTGTAAGCTTATAGTATAATGGATCGTCATCCGTATGCATTTATTTTTGGAAAACCCGGAGAAGGTCTTCATAGTAGATGATTTCCTTTAGTTGACATTATCGGAACAGTTTTGCTCGCGGTAATGGTAACATATATATGGGGCGTTCCACTTTGGAAGTCGGTAATTGGTATGTTTGTGTTCGGTGAAATTTTACATTACCTGTTCGGGTCTCAAACTAAATTCCTCACTACGCTGGGAGTTACTGTTTGATATTACGAAGTCTTTTTGACATGAACCCAGGGACCGGCATTCTTCTTACTAGCTTTCATAGTTTCAGAACTATATTCATCAGACGCTAACATAGTAGACGAAAAAGGCTTATTATCGGCCCATAACGAATCATCACACATTTTAAATGGAGGATGATCGCTTGCTTTATACCAAAATACTTGATCTTCAAGGCGGTTCGACTGAACTCCGTTGCAGATTACAAGTCCTTCGAAATTCTCTGTACATTGATCCATAAATTGACAAAACATGTCAAACGTTGGAAACATACCCGCATAGTTGTCATAAATACGTCTGCGGTTATTTACGATACTCTCTCGAAGAATGAATACAAAATCTACGTTTGTACGCAAATTAGGTGTAATACCAAGAGGGTACTGCATAGTAATAATCGTCATTAAATCAATGTGACGACCGTTCATGAATACATAACGAGTTGACTCTTCCTTAATCCAAGTAGCATCATATAAGCAGTCATCTAAAATTAGAAATGCGCGAGGATCAATCGAAGAATTACCGCCACGTCCTTTATCTTGATTACGAGCCGTCTTTACACTAAGCTGGCGTTTAATCATATTCATCACAATTTCAGGCTTGTATTTGTCATGAATAAACTTAGAAGGAACCATGTGTTGAAAAAACTCATTGGCGACCTCAGTTCCTGAAATAACTGTTCCGATCGGAAAAGATCCCTGTGTATTGTAGAGAATATCGCGAACCAAGAATGACTTACCGGTATCTTTTTTTCCAATAATGACAATCATCGGCGACTTTCGAGAATCGATCTCGCATCGATCTTTCAACATATCAATGTTGAATTTTTTGATGTTAAAGTTCATATTAATTATACTGCGTGAACTTTTTGCTTTTGGTTTATACACGAAGTAATAATATGCTGAAGCGTAAGCAGACTGAATTGAAGGCATCTTCACTACCGCTTTCTCTTCATAAGTGGTCGCTTACAAATATACGCGCAAGCGCTGTTACACACTGGAAGATTGAATCAATTCAACCGTTTTTTCCGTCTCTTGAAGTTTTATTCAAAACAAACGACGTGGAAATTGTAGGAGATTACGGTATACGACTTGATGAAGAAATAACCGGAATCTTATCTGCAGATTCAATTCGCACATCAAAGTTTGAGAAGCGATCTGTTCATTGCAAGACGAGTATGATTCTGAGCCCATTCAAGTGGATGCAGGGTGAGTATGGCTCAACGGTTGGGCTTCCATCTTCAAGTGGTCAGTCATCTGAAATATCATCAAAAATTCAATCGCACCACAATGCCGTGTATGTTGGTAGCTTAATATCTGCAGTATTATCGCAATCAAAATGTCAACACTTTCCCAAAGTATACGGTATTTTTAGTGGTCTTTCAAAGAATCACACAATTGATATTTCAGATGACTATGAAGATTTAAGCGAACGCTCTTGGTTTAGTTCAAATATAGGAAAGACATTTGATCTAAAGTTATCCGATGGCGTACGAGATGCAATCGAATTTCAACACACTCGTACATCTCGCCCAAGATTGAACTTAGGTGAACAAATTACTCTCGATGGTGTTGAAGATTTAGATGCAGAGCATATTGGTGACACCGAAGTAGCAGATCTTCAGCAGTTACTTGAAGAGTCCGATGATGAAGATAATGAAAGCGATTCGTCTTCGGTATCAACGTCCTACATTTTCAAAGTTGAATCATGTGACTGTGAAGAAGATGAAGAGGAGGATACAAATTCAATTGAAGAATCTGTAGATCCATTTGCATGGGCATCGTTTACGAATGTTCCCGTTCAGACCACCGTAATGGAGAAGTGCGAAGGAACTCTGTATAAGCTTATGACAGAAAACACTCAAACTGAAAAACATCTTGCATGGGTTTCTCAAGTTATGTTTGCTCTTGCATTTGCTCAGCGTAACTTTGGAATCACACATAACGATCTTCATTCAAATAACGTAATGTATGTCTCAACGTCTCAAGAATTTTTGTATTACAATTGTAACGGTTCTTATTATAAAGTTCCTACGTTTGGATACTTAATCAAAATTATTGATTTCGAACGTGGTATAACATCAATTCGTCTACCTGGAATGAAAGAATCAAAAACATTCATGAGTGATCACTTTTCAGTGAACGAAGAAGCAGGTGGGCAATATAACTCTGAACCATTCTATAATAATAAGTTTAGCAGTGTGAAACCAAATCCTTCTTTTGATTTAATTCGTATTGCTACATCAATGTTTTGGGATCTATTCCCGGAAGGTCCTAATCATGAAGACTACAAAATGAACACATTATTTAATTTTTTCACACGTTGGCTAAAACAGGACGATGGATCTTCCGTTATGTTCGGAAAGAAAGATCCTCGTCACGATCGTTATCATGGATTTCATTTATATAAAGCAATTGCTCGTTATTCGAGAGATAGTGCTATACCTCGCAGAGAGATTGAGCACTTAAAGTCTATTTATGGTGTTGAAAGTCCTGTAGGACTTGGCGATATACTAACTATTGACTAAAACGTGGGAACACCTACGAACATATCCTGGACTGAAGGAAGATCAACTTTTGTTACTGTTTCCGCTACAGTACTTACAGCATCAGATGTTGTTGCAAAAACAACCCCTGAGGAAAGAAGGCCACCAAAAATGGTAAGCTTTCCTGCATCAATCCAGTCGATCGGTTTATCTTTCGACTTGCGCTCAAGAGCATAAAGTATAAATACAACAAGAGCAACTGCAACTGAAGTTATAACAATCATCATTTGTGTTCGTTTACAGTGAAAACTTACATATTTAGAACGAGCGACTCACCAATATTCGCCTCAATTTCCTTTAGAGGATCGACTTCGGCCTGAACCGTGACCGTTTTAGTTTCCTCCTTCGGCTTGTCAAGCTCGTCGATTTCAATTGACAAAACTTCATCGGACACCTTCATCTTAGGGCGATCTTCCTCTTCTTCCTCATCAGATGACTCCTCGTCATCTTGTACATCCTCAAACATGACCGACTTCGACGCCGCAGGAGGCTGAGACGGGACTTCGGCAGGTGTATCTACAAAGTAATTCTTTGCAATTTGCTCCCATGGAAGGAACGTACGAATGACCTGTTCCATGCAGTCGCCAATGATCTTTTCGACATCCTGGCGATTGCGTGCTTGTTGTTCAGCACCTACGCCAACAGTCTTAAATAGGTAAGCGACCTGCCAAATCTTACGGGCCGAATGCTTATAAAGCTCGTGAACAAACTTGGTAAAATTGGGGCGCTCAAACTCAATCTTAATCTGAGACGATGAACCGCGATAGTGAAGAGACGCAAATGACTTCATGTACGAAATAAATACACCCATCAGAAGGTCATCAAGATATGTGCACTTTGTTACCTTTACAATACGCTCGACTTCAGTTGAAAGTGTGGCGTCTGACCATTCGGGGATTCGCGTGAGCATGTTCTGGAAAGTGCGAAGAATTTGATCAGTCTGACCATTGCTCTCGCAAAGCTTTTTTGATGACTCGTAAATACTCCAAAGGCCTTCGGAGATCGGAGGAACAAGAAGGCCACTTAGGTGCTCTCGAAGATGATTCTTGGCAAATTCAGTCTCGCTCATTTGTTTGTTTGTGTGTTTTCATTGTAAACTCATGAACGCAAAATGGATTTTATAAAATTAAGCAAGAGAGACAGCATCGAGCGACTTCTAAGCAAACAAGACAAGAACACGCTCAAAATGCAGTGCACTGATTGCTCCAACGAGTCTACGTATTCGTCCTTCTTTGGCTGGATGCTCTGCGGAGCATGCTGGCGGAAGGCGATGGGTCTCGACTAAGGAGGCAGACGTGCTTAAAAGCCTATTTAGTAAGAGTAGGTGCTACCCGGAGGCCAAAACCGGGGGAATGAAAGGCGAGGCCCTTTTTCCATTTTGCGGAATGATACCCCTTTAGACGAACTGGGCTTAGAATAAAAAATGCCAGAGTACATCGTCGAGGCCAAGACAGTTCAAACAGGAGCTGTTCGAACTTTGAAAGAGGCGCTCAAGTGTATTCTAGTGGAAATGAGTCTTCATTTTGATAAGGATGGTATCCGTATGATTGCTATGGATAACACTCGTACGGTTCTCGTCCATCTTCGTCTATATGCAGACAAATTTGAAAAGTATGCGTACAATCACGACTCACCTAAGTTTTTGATTGGTGTGAACACAGATCATTTATACCGCATTGTTCGTACGGCGACCAATGACGACACGATTACGTTCTATATTGACAAGTCTGATCCGAATACGCTAGGTATTCTGCTAGAAGACGGTGATCGTAAGCAGGTGACTCGCTATAAGCTAAATCTTCTTGATCGCGACGAGCCGGACATTCAGCTACCCGACACTGAGTTTTCTACTCATATCACCATGCCGTCTCTCGACTTTCAGAAGATGTGTCGCGATATGACTCTTCTTGGAGCAAAGACGGTCGAAATTAAGAATGTGGGAGCTTCGCTGACCTTTGGATGTAAAGGTCATTTTGCATCTCGAACCACAGTTATGGGCGACGGAGAAAACGAGTTTAGTATTCAGAAGAAAGCCGGAGATGAAATCGTAACCGGCAATTTTTCACTTCCTCATCTTGTTCTCTTTACCAAGTGCACCAATCTTTGTAACAATCTAGAAATTCACATGAAGAACGATTGGTTCCTCATGATTCGTTACGTGGTTGCAAATTTGGGTGATATCAAGCTCTGTTTGATGCCTTGTTCAACTACTTAAAAATAACAGTATAATTAAAAATAATGGATACAGAAACTGCAAATGTTATTTTAGTTATTTCGGCCACAATAACACATGCATGGATCATATATACGACATATTTTTGGGTAAACGAATGTATGTGTTAGTTTGTAATTAAATAACCAATTAAATATCCTAACAGAACTTCTAAGAGCTTTACAACTGTATGCTCGACTGAATTTCCCTTTTCTATCTTCCATTGAAATATAAAAAATCGAACATCCAAACTATATTGTAACAAATGATAGCCTAGAATAAAAAGCAAGAATGTAGGATAACGATACGCCACAACTCCACTTAAAATATGTATTACCACATAAATTGCTGGTTTATGCCATATCTGCATCCTTAAATTAATGGTACGTTCAAATATTTGTATAAATGTACAAAAAAGATAGATAAAAGTTCCAGTGAAAAACATCCTACCATGACGGTTTCTGCTAAGACTAATGTGGTTAGCGCATCGTTCAAATCTGTTCGGAATAAATAACTAAACAATTGTTTGAGAATTGGATCAGACGGTGCAAACTTATTTGTGAATGACTTCTCTGCAATAGTTACGATACATACCTTGAGAAATATATGCTGCATCCAAACAACTATCAGTCCAAAAATACTTAAACATTGAAACCATAGTACGGGATATACAGTATGAGAAATAAGTATTGAAGATGCTAACACGGTAAACATCAAAATATGAATAACTGACAATATGTATCCTAAAATATCACCGTCAGTTGATAACCAGCGAAACAGAGTGGAAATTCCGTAACGTAATCGACTTTCCAAATACAAAACAATCTCTTCTCTATCCATTGTATTATTCGCGTATCACTTCGTTTGAAATAATACGTAAACTGTACAATGGATAACTTATATGCAGCATTATGTGGAATAAGTGGTAAAGTATATGATGATTTATATGATAACAAGTTAACAGATAATCAAACAATTTTTGAAACGTTAAAAGGATCTCAGTGGATTTTGTTAACGTTGTTATCGTATTCTGATTTCAATTTTGCTTTTTTATTTTATATTATAAATGTACTTAATTTTGTTGGAAACCCAAACGGATGGAAACCTGCATATGAAAAGGCATTATTAATATTTTTTCCATTTCTTGTTTTGATTTCATACCATAC